CCAAGGTAGAGGAAATGCTTTTAGGCCCTCACTATTTTGTTTAATAAACATTGCCTTGACATTCTTCCACAATTGGGGAGGACAAGATCTTTTTAACTCACGGGACAACACACCCAACTGTGAACTGTGTTGAGTGGCCGAGGTACCAGAAGCCGTGGAACGCTTCTGCCCATGCATGAGTCCTAGGTTGATATATTTCCGTTCGACCCAACCACCCTCTTTAAATTCAAAGATGGTCGAATTGATTGTACAGAATTCCCTAGAGAAATATGTCTTCCCTACACTGCTCAGGAGGCCAGCTTGTGCGCTAGTAGCCTCCCAAATCTCTCTTATCCGCCTCGAGACACCTTTAAATAGGCAGTCATCCCCATTGATTAAAAGGGGAGCTTGGTTAAGCTTACGAGTAAGAGAGTAGACCATCCGTCCGTTAGCCTGTTCAAGAGAATAGCGACAAATCGCAGCATTCGCAATACAGAGGAATGGGAAACTTATAATCGAGCCCATCAACTGACCTTCCTCTTGGTCCATCTCCTTACCATCATACACAAATATATGTTTGGTCAGAGCCCTCAAAATAAGGGTTCTTAGGTCCCTCAGAAAATTAGCCGGGAAACAAGCTAACTCATCCGATCGTGTATTATCACTAATCAAATTCATTAACTCATCTGCTATGGTTTCTGAGGCCCAAGAATGGAGGTTGTCAGTCGACGCCTGATAATCCCCTGAGACAGCAATCTCGTCCGCACCCAAAACCCCAAGGCATTCATCAATGTCCTTTGGTGTTACATACCTACCGATTAAGGCAAATACGGGATGCTTCTTTAACTGCCGCCAGAGAAGTTTCTGGAGTGGTTTTAGAGCGGTGTATAGTAGTGGTGGACCCTTAGAGATAACTCGAACCTTCAAGGGTTCGGAGAGTCCAACAGGAGAAACAAGGGGCTTCTCGTCAAGTGCGTCACGGAAAATTGTCCAATACAGGTTTTCCCATTTTTGTTTAAAACGTGTGTCATCAAGTCTGAGGAGAGTCCCACTTTCAGTATAGGTAGTACCTAGTAGTATGTCCCTCTTCTCAAAATCACGCGATTCCTTCTGGCCGGCCTCATAGTATGCTGTTGGAACTTGGTTCCGAAACCAACAGGGTTCTAACGAGG